GATTATTAGGCTGAGCTGCAAAATTACCGTTATCAAGCTCCAATATATGGTGGCACTTATGTTCATCAGGTATTTCGGAATGTTCACAATCAATTTCATTAACTTCTGGTGTAGCCCAATCAATCGTAAATAAATATTGTCCATGATAAAATTTTTTATCCTTCCCTAAATATTTACCTTTTGCACCTCCTAAAAAATCAAACTCAGTGCAACTAGGATAATAACTAAAGCAATTCCACAATTCCAACTCGTCGACTGACATATCTGGCACTTTGGCTCTGTCAAAGTTTTTTTGAAAAAACGCTGATATAGGCAAACGCCAGTAACACGCACCATTTGGTAACATGCAGTGAAATAGGAGGGAACGTCCTGTAACCGCTGCCATCCCGAAGATAACACACTCCATGCTTTGTCCTTTATATTTGTCATCCATGTCATATAAGTACTCCTTCCTGACATTAGCGTAAATCGTCGGTACATTTATATTTAAGTAAGCCATTCTTTCTACTATATAACTTTTTACTGTTTATTCTACGTTGACGAAACCGCGCATCTCTTAACTTTTGTGCAAACTTATTCAAATAAATTAGATTTGTAAAGACTTGCTTCATTCAATTATTTTTAGAATTCTTTTTCTTTCTTGATAGACCTCTGTTTCAGCCTTTACCTTTTTACATTTAAAGACTACTCGCTCTGGATTTACTTCTTGTTTAGCTACGCGCTTTGAATAAAGGCACGCTTGTAAAGAATCTTTGTAAACGTGCTCTATCATTTTTCCGTTTAATTCGAGTATTAATGCAAATACAATCTCTATCATTGATGACCGTTTCCATTTCTAATTAATGCTTCTACGTCTTCTGTAAGTTTTTCAGTTCTTGATTTTAAAAATTCTATATTTACTGCATTGTTTCTCATACCCTTAATCTCATCTTCAACATCAGCTACCACACCTGCTAAATGCTCCACCAACATAAAAAGCTCCGCTTCACCAGAAGATTGACCTAATTCTCCACGCGGGTATTTGATTCTAAACTCTGAGTTTTGTTCTAAATCTTTTTGCATTAACTCTATTTGTGTGCTGTGTCTGTTGAGCGTTTCATGCAGTCCGAAATAAGCCCAGGTGCCAATTGCTACCATCGCGATCAAACTAGCAACCGTCTTCATAGGCATTTGAACGGCTGCCTGCTCAGAAATTTTTAAAGGTTTATTGGACATGCGGTCCTCCACATAGAGCCAAGACAGTTAACATTACAATCAGTATACCTGTAAAATAATAATTCATCTTGGCACTCTCCATTGTAAATTATCCTTTGAGCCAATTATGTATTTTTCTAAATGGCCATTTAATCCAATGCCAAATATCTTTAAGTAATTTTTTCATTTTCTACCTCTTTACATGAACATTCTGAACAAGTGCATAAATCACCATCATAATGGTGTGAATGAAGTTCTTCATCACAATGACAATCACAGTGGCAATCTTTGCACTTAGACATTTTATTTACTATGAAATACTGTAGCTTCTATTACGTGTTCAGTAGTAAAATTACAGTAAACATCATTCTCAAATAGAATAGGTCCTGGAAAGTTTATAGTAATTCCACCTACAGCTGCAGGTGTCTTAACTTTAAATTTCAAAGCTCCACCAGATCCTCCGTCTCTTAAATGAAAATCACCAGACGCAGTACCACTATCTAGATAAACTCCAAAAACTCTTGTTCTTCCAGATCTAATTGTACCAGTTTCAGTTGTTTGCGCTGTTGCTGATATATCTTCTGCAGATCCAAATATATTTGCTGACATATAATCTCCTTTTAATTAGTGGGTCCGAAGACCCACATAATTATTAGATGTTGTTAATTAACTCTGAAGCGTTTCTGTTCTGAGTCGCAGTAATGTAATCTAATTTAGTTACTCTTTGACCAGATGCAGAAGCTGAAACAGAAGCAGCAAACATTTGCATATCATCAGTATTGATGTTTGCAGTATGTGTTGCAGCTAATGTTCTGTTTACAAAAAACTGTACGTTTTTTGCTCTATCAACTCTAAAACCTACAGTGTCATATGCACTATCAGTAATAGTGTATGCAGTGTACGAAGTTTGAGTTGTTCCAGATCCATTTCTAGTTACAAATCTATAGAATTGTTCACCGTTATTAGACTCAATAGAGATTCTATTTGCAGATCTCCATCCAGAAGTTCCAGTAAAAGTTTCTACCAAACCTGTTCCATAATCAGTTGCGTTTGCATCGTTGTTTTGTATTCTTGCTTCATACCAAACAACTGTTCCTGGGTTTGTAACAAATCCAGATGCATCAGTTACTTCTGCTACAGCTTGAAAAGTATTAGCAGTTTTAACAAGAGCTAAACCATTATTATCTGTTGTATTAGCTGAAGTTAAAGTTACTGCTCCACCTACTTCATTAGATATACCAGCTGCTGCACCACCATCCGCAATAGATGTTGACCATTCTGCTGAAGGTAAAGTGTTATAAATAAAATCATCTTTATAACAAATGTAATTTGGATTATTGTCTACTGGTAAATCCTTAAACCATTTTGTATTGTTAGCTAATCCAGCAAACATTACTGGATTTCTAAAGTGTGTTCCTGCCATTTTATTCTCCTAGTTAGTGTGAATATAGTCTCTAGGCCGTCGACTATACGCGTCTATATTCAACATTAATAATTGTATAGTAAAAATAATATACAAAAAAAAAGGGGCGAAGTAAATACTCCGCCCCTTCTCGAATCTATGTTAGATTAATATTAAGATCCTGAAGAACCAAATACACATCTAGGGTCTGAGAATCCAAAAGAATATCTCTCTCTAGCTTTGTATCTGACGTTTCCAGTATCAAAATCGCCTTCCATAGCAGTTCTTAGTGGTGATCTGACGAAATGCTTAAAGCCATTAGGTGCATCAGTGATGATAAAGAAAGCATTAGTATCATTTAAGAAATGATTGACTCTGTAGCCTTCTGGAATCATATTCATGTTATTAAGGGCGTTAATGTCATTGTCAGCCGTACTAACTCTTAATGGAGATTTTAAGATTCTCTCAGCAGTAAACTGTAATTCTTTTGGAATTATAAGTTTTCTACCTTGAAGAGCGATTCTTAATCCTCTCTCATCAATGAAAGCAGCAATTTTAATAAGTGCATCTTCTAATGAAGTTTCACTTAAATCTGCTTGAGTTGTGAACGTGTTCACTAGGTTAACACCAGAAACAGTTGGGTGAGTTGTACTACAAAGTGGTACACCGTCTCCTCCGAGTTGAGTTGTACTAAACGCACTGTTTAATATCTCAGCTCCTTTAACTTGTTTTGTGTTAGCCATTGAACGTGCTAACGCTCTTGCGTATCTATTACCAAGTCTGTCGTACAGATTATCTTCAATTGCTTCCTCAGTAATTGCGAATGCTAGTGCAACTGTTTGGTGTGTGTATCTAGCGGTGAACGCTTCTTTTGCGTCATCGAATACAACTGAAGCACCTTCAGCTTTAGTAGATGCACTACCAAAGCCAGTTAGCATTACTTCTTCTTCGAAAGCTCTGTCTGATGTTTCTGTTTGAAAGATCTCAGCAGTTTCGTTTTCGTACCTGTCATACTCTAGTCCAAATAGAGCATTCAAACCAGGCTCTAGTTCTTTAACTAGCTGTGCTCGTGATATAGCCATAATTTAATCTCCTCTATTATGTTTGACCAACAGTACCAGACTTGTACGAATGGTTATTGATAACTACCAATACATTCACGCCTGAAGCAGCTGTTATATCAGAATTTTCAGGATCCTGAGATATATCTACTGCTTTTAGCACAAATGTAGAAGATGAATCTGCTGTAGCAACATCAAGACTCTCTCTTGATTGTCCAGATAAAGTATCTCCTGTGCCTGCATTAATTTTATAATTTGCAAACAAATGAGAAACTGTGAAAGTTGCGTCCGCGTTTATTTCGTACACAACGTCTGGTCCATCAATTACTTGAGCCATAATATCGTTAGCAGATATTGTTCCAGGGTAGTAGTTTTTAAATGTCGGCTTTTGAGTTGTAGGATCAG